TTTGCCAAACTCCATTTTTAGAAAAATATAAATAATTATTATCTAAATCTAATGCTATTCCTACAATATCTCCATTGGTATAACTATCTCCATAAGCTGAACCAGAATTGTTATTAAATTTGTTTCCATTTGCGTTTGCATATCCGTACCCATAACTATATCTAAAAAACCATTCATCAGCATTTGCATAAGGATTCCATTTATCAATATCAATTATTCCAACACCTTCTCCACCAGCATCTGTTGAAATAATTTTTACTTCACAATAATATTTACCAGAAGATACTGCTAAAGTAGATGATGGAGAATCTCCTGAACCAGTACCACCCCCTGTTACTGTGTTGTTTCCATTACTATAACTAGATGAATTTTGAAAATTAATTAAAGGATTTAACGTAGCAAAAACATTGGATGGAGTATCGAGGGTCTGGGTGCCTGATCCGTTGACGGTGAAGTTATTTCCATTGCCTGATGAATCTGTTCCTAATGATCCAGCATTTCCAAATTTTAAAAAGAATCCGTTGGTTCCGTAAGTCACACTTGGAGATATCTTTGGTTTCCAGATACCTGAAGTGGCATCGGTTTGTCCGAAATAACTAGCATCATATCTAGTGCCATCTATAAAATGACAATGTGCCATGCAATTACTGTAATGGTCTGCGTTATTTGTAGCACCAATTTGATGTCCTATAGTATTATTTATTTGTAAATCAGCATTTTGAGACGGGTCTGTTCTAGTAGAAAAAGATGTTATTTCTTCTCCATTCACCCATAATTTCTGTCTATCAGTTGAAGTTGCTTGTGTAGTATCTAAACTATATACGATATGATACCAAGCATTATAATCTCTAAACAATTGATTAGTTACTAATCTACATACTAAAGATCCGCTAGATAAACCATAAGATTGAAATTGGTCAGTATTAGTAAATTGTATTTTTAAAAGATTATTTGCATCATTATAACCTGAAAAAATTGCTTTGTTATTAGAAGCATCATAGTTTGGTATTTTAGTCCAAAAAGACCAAGTCCAAGTTTTCTGATTTCCAGCACTAAATGTTTTTGATAAATATGTACTAGCCATGATTAATTAAATTGCATCCCTTCTGTTATGACGGCTTCAACAGTAATAGTAAAAGTCCTGTCAGCGGTTTGTGTTTCAGCGTCCGTTGCTCTTAATGTAAAAGTATAAGTAGTTTCTGAATCTGGGCTTGGTGCTGTTCCTGTAATCGCACCTGTAGAACTATTTAAACTTAAATTCATTGTACTTGCAGGTGTATCTGCATTTGATGTTAATACGGAAGTTGTTTCACTGTAAGCAACAGTTGAATCGGATGTTGCTGAAACCGATAACGATACTGCAGCCCCTGCTGCTACTGTTCCAATACTTCCCGCTGCTGTAGACCAGGTTGGTGCATCAGATACTGTTAGTAAAGCTGTAGTAGATCGTACTGCTAAACCTGTATTGTTTTCAATTCTTATATAATAAGTTCCATCGGTTGTTAAAGTAAAATTCGCTGTAATAGAACTAGATGAATTATACGTTACACTATTTGCTGGAGTGATAGCTCCTGTCGATGCATTAATAGCATCTACATAAGGAACCGATACAAAGTTTGTTCCTGTAATCGTAACTGCTGTTGCATCATTGGTAATCGTATCAGGACTAATAGATGTGATCGTTGGAAATTGTGTAGCGGTAATCGATTCACCATTGACGGTTAGTGCATTAGCAGAAATAGTTCCTGCAGTACTAATCGTGTCTCCCGCATCGCCAAGGGTAAATGTGGTTCCTGTTCGTGGACTAATTTTATTTACTTTTACTTCACTCATTATTGTCCTGCTCCGTTGTCTATTACTGTGTTTCCTTCTGCTATCCACTCTTGTATTGCTTGGTAATCTTTGTTTGCTGGGTCTAGTGGTACACTAATACTACTTCCATTTTCATAAACCAATTCATAACAAACTATTTCATTATTGATTTGTGGACTTCTGTATGCTTTAACTGTTTGTATATTCATATTTTATAACTCCGCATCTGCTTCTAATAATGTATAAATACCATCATTTTTATCAGCAGTTGTTCCTGACCAATTAGCGTAACCAGTATTGTACCAATTTCCCCACCTATTAGCTGTAGTAAAAAATACATTACCACTTGATAATTGTGTTCTTGCCGCATTACTTAAAAGATAAACAAATTTTTCATTTGCAGCAGTTCTTGTTGGATGCCACCAGTTCATACTTGGTGCTGCTCTCATTGGTGGATAAACTGGTGAAATTGATAAAACTCCTTGAGTACCTGCACTAGGTATTATTACATCTGAATAACGATAGTATCTTGCACATCTGTGAAAATTCACATCAACAGGCAAGAACTCAAAATCAGATGCGGTTGTTCCAGCTTCTAATTGTACGCCTGTGATGTTGATGTAGTTAGATGTGCTATCTGCAAGATTGACTTGACCTACGGCTCTGTTTGCTTCTGTAAATGTTCCCCAAGATGTTTGTAAAGTTCCAGATGTGCGATTACTTCCAGCACCTAAAAAGAATGAAAAATATAAACTACCAGCATTGTCATTATCAAAAGCACCTGTTGTATCTCCAGCGTAAGTAATTGTTTTTTGTTCCCAAGTATCAGCACTATTTATTGTAAAAGATTTAGATATACTTCTTGAATTATCTACATCATAAAGTTCTCCAATATAAGTTCCTGTTTTATTAGATTTAACCCAAAATGAAGCTGTTAAACTTTGAGCAGATGCAGTTCCTTTTTTTAAATATTGTAAATTTTGACCTTCAAAAACTTGTGTAACAAGCAACATATCTCCAGCAGCAGGTGAAGCATCAGCAGTAGTACAAGCCATTTTTAATGATTTAACAAAACCTTGACCACTAGGTACATCTGTATCTTGTGATTGTGTCCAAGTTCCTAAAGTTGTTAATATTGTCTGAAATCTATCTATTGTGTGATAACCATTTCCAGTAATAGAAGAAGTTGAAGTCCCTCTCTGAGCAATACTCATATCACCATTGATGATGATGTTTCTGTATTGATTATAATTATAAGCTAGTTTTGCAGGAGTTACTGTTGCATCACTAGGAGTAATCGTTCCAGTTAATTGAGAAGCATCAATAGTTTTATTGGTTAAAGTTTGAGTTCCAGTTGTAGTAACTACAGTAGAAGGTAGAGTAGTAGTTGCATTAGATGCGTCAAACGTTGCACCTGAAGGTACAGTAAAGGTATCCCCACTGTCTCCTAGTGTTACTGTAGTGCCTGATCTTGGGCTTATCTTATTTACTTTTACTTCACTCATTATACTACTACCAATGTTCCTGTTACGGTTTGTGTTCCAGTAATCGTTACTGGGCCTGCTAATACTCCTGAGTCAATTGTTTGATCATCGGAGATCGTTGAATTGTGAGTATTAACAAAAGTTTGCGCTGTCATTCCTGCAGAAGGTGTTCTAGTTGCAGGCAATGTACAAAATACTGTTTTCGTACCTGCGGAAAAATTAACTAAAGCATCTGAGTTAGAAGAAGAAATAATTGTATCTCTAGATAAAGTGTCTGGAGAACCAGATGTAACGGTACCTATACCAACTTCAAATTCTGATGTTCCATCATTTGAAATTGCGTAATAAGTTACATTAGCATTTCCTACCCCTGAAACAAAACTTTCAAAACCAGTTTCGGCACCAGCTAGTGAAAATGTTCCTGTTCCAGTAGTTGTGCTAGTTTCTTTAACTCTATCGTTAAGTACAAAAGCCATTTCTACTCCTTATAACTATTATGCGTCGCCAAGTCTAATGATTGCATTAGATGAATCAGCAGTTGGAAACTGAATAACGAAATCTCCGCTAGTTGCAGTTTTTGTGCCGCCAAAATCTAAAACCAATACCGCTTCATTAGATGTTCCTTTATAAATCAGAGCTCCTACTGCAGACAATGTCACAGAAGAGAAAGTCAAATCTGCGAAGTCAACGTATGCAATGTTACTTGATATTGCTACACCATTATTAGTTAAAGTATTACCACCTGCTGTATAGTTGGTACCAGACGAAGATACTTCGTTAGTAGTTGTATAAGCAGGAGTAGCCGTACTAAAACCACCTAATGATGTATAAAGTGCTAATTTGAAAGTTGATCCACCAGAATCAAAATCAAACACTCCACCAAGTAGATCTGTTTTAAAAGAGTCAGGTACTATGTTTGCCATTTAGTTTTCTCCTTAAATTTATTGTGATGGATTTACTGATTTTAAAGGAGTACGAATAACACCATCTGTATATTCATCTCGGCGTCTACGACCTTGTTGTTCGATCGCGTACGATTGCTGAGCTTGTTGATAAGCCTGCGAATAGTATTGTAACATATCTGACGGGCCTTTCAAGTATGCATATGCTTCTATCAAACAAGCATATAAAAGTAAATCCTGATATTTATTAGATGTAAAAGTACCTTGAGTAGATCCTGGAGACTCAGTAATACTTGCAGGTTGTTTATTATAAGCCAATGTAATGGCATAAGTGTTATCTGGAGTTGGTGCTACTACCCAATAATTTGCATCCCAATTAGCATAGTATTTAGGAAAACCTGAACTTGTTCCAGGAGTATCATAATACTCTGCCATAAAAGAAGTATCTCTTTGTTCTAAATAAACTTGATTTCCTGATGAGTCCGTAAGTTGTGCATATCGTATAATTCTTAAATCAGTTGGAATAGTAACATATCGGTTTCCTGCTTGCAGGTTCGATGTTGCATAAAAACGATCATCATCCGTATCTGTATCTCTATAAATTTTATTTTCAGCATTTTTAATAATCGTAGATAAAACAGAATCAGATAATACAGAGCTATCTACTTCTGTATAATTTCTAATGTCTGTTTGTAAGTTAGATAAAGTATATGCCATTATGCTGTTAACGTAACAGGACCTGCGGTCACTGTCATTCCTCCTGATTGTTCCGTTACCGTAGGTGTTCCTCCTAATGTAAAGGTATAATAATTAGAATCTATTTTAGTTATACTATAACCAGATGCATTTTCAAATACTGTATATGCGACTCCACCTGGACTTCCATCTACATTTCTAAATACAACGGTATCGGAAGTAGAACGTCCGTGATTAGGTTCATAGACACTTACTGTAGTGGATCCAGAAGTAATGGTAAAAGGATTTCCTGGAAGTAAAGCAGCAACCGCTGGTTCTGTTCTTGCGGGTCTTGCATTTTGTAAACCTTGTGCATCTCCACCTTTTGGTTTTGGTTCTAGTTGTGGATGTTTAGCTTCATATTCAGAAAAATGAACTAAAGATCCATTCCATTCTCTTACCATTTCTGAATAAGGAAAAGCTTGACCTGATCTATCGGAAATTGCTTGTGAATGTTTTCCTCTTGCAAAAGCCATTATACACCATCTCCATAATAAGTTTGTGGTGAAATAAATAAAGAAGTTCTTTGACCATCTTCGGTTAATGCTCTTTGTAATTCATCTTCGTAAATTAATTTTAAATTTTGAACTAATTCAGGGGAATACTTTAAACTTAAATAGTAAGCAAGGCCCGCGGTCATCGCAGGAATAAAACGATAAGCAACATCTGCGGTGTTAGTATAAGCACCTGCATCTTGAATTCTTGCAATGTAATAAAATTTTAATTGGTAACTTGCTCCAGAAAAACTAGATCCTGGTGTTTGATATAAAAAGACACTAGGACTAGTAGTTCTTTGTACATAATATTGTGAAGGTGTTCCTTGAGATAATTTATTAGGAAGTGCAGCATAATCGGATCTATCGATTTTAGTTAAAGTGGTATCTACAGGAGCGGACGCTGTTGTGTTATCTCTTACATACGCTTCTAATACATCATTAATATCGGTTGGAAAATTAGTATTGTCATTTGCATAATTATATTCTGCTTGTCCTAATACTAAAGGAATCGTTGCTGATTTTACTTTCCATAAATGAACACCTCTATTTCCCCATTCAGAAAACATAATGTTCAACGAACGTCTAGCACTTTTTAATTGCTGACCTGTTCGTAAACCGCGAAGCGTTGTTCTTTCATACGCTTCTTCAATAATGTCATCGATATTTAAATCGAATGTTGTAGTACCAGAGGTAGCCATCTACCCTCCTATTTATCTAACAGTATAGTAGCTGCTGTTAAACCTGATATTGCAGAAACTGTCATTCCACCTTCAAATAAAATTCCATCTTCTGGAATATTGAAAGCAAAAACATCTCCTGCTGGACAGTCACCTACAAATTGTGTAACTGAATTTCCATCTTGTAAAGTTATAGTTCCAGCACCTGCTGTAGCGTTAGCAAGAATAATTCCTCTTAATCTTGTTCTTCCGCCAAATACAGAACCAGTTCCAGTAACTCTAACCGCTTTTACATCTGATTTCATACTCATTAATTTCTCCTAATTTTAAGAGCTCCCGAAGGAGCTCTTTAATTTCTTATTATGCTACCGCTGCGCCTGTAGTAACATCAACAAAATTTGATCCGTTACCAAAGCAAAGAGATCCAGTTAATGATGCACCTGTTGCATCAGAAACGTAGATTACCAATCCAGCAGTCGCTGTAGGTAAAGTTGCTAAAGTATAAGTTGGAGCAATAAATCCATTATCTGATTTTACTGGTCCTGAAAAAGTTGTTTGTGCCATAGTTATATCCTCCTAGTTTATTTGATACAGTCTCTAGGCCGTCGACTATACGCGTCCGTATCAAAATTTATGTATAGTGATTAGAATATATATAATATTTTAAAGAAGTGCAAGGTATCCCGTAGTCTAAACACACTTTTTGTTTAATGTTAACTACTTAATTAGCCAGCAAACTGATGTATTTCTAAATCAGTAGAATTAGCATAGTTATATGCCTCTTCTTCTTGTGCTTTTAAGATGGATCTAATTACCTTTTTGATCTCATCTCCTAATTGTAGCATATCAGTTGTTATTTTACCCTCATTTTGAAGATACATCTCGTTCCATTTGGATTCCAGTTGTATTTTCTTCGCGAAGAGTAACATTGTGTTGTTTGCCACGTTCAACCTCCTCATAGGTTATATAAAATCCACCTGTATATCTAAGTAGATTTGGTTCCCATTCTATAGCATTTTTTCCCAGATAGTCAATAATTTCTTTATGGACCTGATCCATAGTAATCATAGAACTATCTGTCTCATGATAGAATTTTGTCTGTAATTTTTTAGTAAAAATTTTAAAAAGGTAGGTTCTCTTCATCACATCTTTCTCTAACATTTTAAGATGGGCGGGTCAAGCCCGCCCATCGAATCGGTATACGATTACGCGCCTGGCGAACCGAAGATACCTCTAGGATCAGACCAACCGAAGCTGTATCTTTCTCTAGCTTTATATCTTACGTTTCCAGTGTCAAAGTCGCCTTCCATCTTAGTAGTGATAGAAGCTCTGTTGAACATTTTCAAGCCGTTAGGCACGTCTGTCTTGATAAAGAACGCATCAGTATCAGTTAAGTAGTTGTTTACTACATAACCTTGAGGAATCATCCCCATGTTTTTGATTGCGTTGATATCATTGTCAGCTGTTCCAACTCTTTGAGCAGATTTCATTAATCTTTCCGCAGTGAATTGTAGTTCACTAGGGATGATTAATTTCATTCCTCTCGCAGCGATTTTTAAGCCTCTTTCATCAACGAAAGCAGCGATATCAATTAATGCTTGCTCTAACGAAGTCTCGTTTAAGTCAGCAGAAGTTGAAAGCTCGTTTTTGAAAGTTCCAGCGATGATTGGGTGGTCAGTAGCACAAAGCTCCTTTCCATCACCACCAGCATAAGAACTGTTAAACGCATTGTTTAATACGTTTGCAGCTTTTACTTGCTTAGTGTTCGCCATAGATCTTGCTAACGCTTTTGTATATCTAGACGCTAGTCTGTCATACAAGTTGTCTTCAATCGCTTCTTCTGTGATTGAGAAAGCAAGAGCTATTGTTTCGTGAGTGTATCTAGCAGTGAAAGTTTCCTGAGCGTTGTCGTAAGTCACTCCAGATCCTTCTGGTTTAACTTCCGCATTCGCGAAACCAGATAACATTACTTCTTCTTCAAAAGCTCTGTCACTGTTTTCTGTGTCGAAAATTGCAGTGTGCTGATTCTCATAGTTTTTATATTCCAGGCCGAATAGGGCATTCAATCCTGGCTCTAGTTCTTTAACTAGTTGTGATCGTGATATAGCCATATAATTTTATCCTCCTATTATACGCCTGCAACTTGTTTCAAGAAGTGCTCATTAATGATCACTACCCAGTTAACGTTAGCAGATGCTAAATCGCTATTACTAGGGTCTTTAGAAACACCAACGATTTTTAATTGACCGTTAGTAGTACCTAAAGAAGAATCATCTAGTTCCACTTTAGAAACGAAGTTTGGTGTAGCACCTGCTGTATAAGCGATATCCGCGTCGTTAAACACGTCTGTCTGAGCAGAAGCTCCACTGTTGTTTGATTGTATTTCGAACCTTTGATAAGGATCATCTGCCACGAAACCGACAATGTCAGTCGCAGTATTTGAAGCCTTCAAATGGTTCGCCCAAGTTGGTTTGCTTGTTGAAGCATCAGTATAGAAAACACCGTTTAGTGATCCTAATAAAACATCGCCTGCTGCAGCTACACCAATAGTTCCAGTAGCTAAAGCAGATACTGGATCGTTTTGGTATATAGCAGTTGCAGAAGCTGCAATGCTGTATTCGGATAAACCTTGAGCGTCTCTATTTTGACCAACTTTTCCGATTGCTTTCATACCGAAAGCAGCGTCTTGGTTTGCCATAGTTTTTACTCCTATAATTGTTTAAGTTTATCCAGTGGTTTAGGAATTGTTAAAAGATTAACTTTTCTTTGAGCCACCGAAAGTAACACGAGTCTGTCTATCACTATTGATAGGCATACTTGGATGCTGTTCCTTCATGAGATCGTTGTTTACTGCATGGTCTCTATCTTGAGTTTGCTTATTGAAATAAGCTTCTCGAGACTTTGCGATCTCTTCTGGTATCCTAGCCAGCAATAGGCCGCCAACCCCTATGACTCCTGCATATTTGCCTTCTTTAACAGTTGGATAATCTGTATCAGGATATTCATCGCTTCTAACGAGTTCAAACCCTGATCTTAGTTTACCTGACATGTTCTTTGTATCATCAAAGCCCATGCTCTCGGCTCTTATCCATCTGTGTCTGAATCCATCAGGCGCAGGTGGTGCATCAAGTGATGACGGGGGAGTCCAAGTTTGAGGTCTAGTTGACTTCGCTCTTGTCTGACTCACGCGTGAAGCCTTTATATTATTATCATTTTCCATTACGCTTATGCCTCCTTCGCGGTTAATTGTTTTGCGTACTCTTCGAGTGGCACACCTAATCTTTTAGCAATTGCTACTTGTGACGGTGTGAGTTTCACAGTTTTTCGGCGTCCTGTTGCGCTTGGACGTTTAGCTGATGCTACAGTTTGAGATGGTCTAGATCTCTCCTCTGTAGAATTACTCTCAACCTTATCAAATTTATTGGGAAATTCAAGTCTTATTCTCTTGTCTATTTCACTATAATATTCGTCTGATTGAGGGTCAAAACCTTCTTCCTCGACTAGTTTTTTATGTATATCAAAAGCCGTATAAGTCATGGCAGAATTGTTACCAAACCAAGAGTTTTTAGCTGCCCAAGCTTCTGCTTTAGCATCTGTTCTAACTCCTTCAGGTAATTCATAACCATTATAAGCATAACCTTCTTTGTATTGTTGGGGTGTTATGTTTACTTCTTTTTGTGACTTTTGTTCTTCATGAGCTGATTTTAAGACTGAAAGTCTAGTTGAGTCTGCATTAAGTCTAGCAATTTGTTCTTGTGCTGCGACTTGTGCATCTACATCACCAGATTCAATTGCATTTCTTAAAGATGCTCGTGCAGCTTCCATGTTTGTTTTAACTCTCGTTTCAAACTCGGAAACATAAGACTGATCAAGTTTAGAATATCTTTTTTCATATTCTTCCCTTTTTTGCTTTTCAGCATGTGCATAAGCAATTGCTTCTTCTTTTTGCCTTTCAGCTTCTCTCATTTTACGAGTTAATTTAGCAATACGTTTTTGAACGCCTTCGCTATATTCTTTTAACTCGTTTTCCTTCTCATCTTTTTTATCTTCTTGAGCTTCAACAGGTTTTTCATCAACTTGTTCTATCTCAATCTTCTCTTCTGCAACAGGCTCTTTTATCTGCTCGTTGTTTTGATCTAGATTAATTTCGGCTCCTTCTTCTTCGCCAACATCAATCATAGGTTCTTTATCTTCTGGCATAGTGCTCTCCTATGTTAAATATGATGCAAGACTGCTTCAGGATCTTTAATAGTTCCTAGCACCTCGTCATCGTTTAGTATACGCACTTCTCCACCTTCTATTGGTAAACGTGATCCTGCATATCTTGCAAAGATCACCCAATCTCCTTTTTTGCACCATGGACCTGTTGCAAATTTTTCTTTATCTGCATACGCTAGTGGTCCCATTTTAATTACATATCCACAATTGGTTGCAATACGTAATCTATCTAATGATTCTTGTGCAATTAAAATTCCGCCTTTTGTTTTATCTTTTGGAGTAAAAGGTAAAACTAGTAATCGATAACCAGATGGTTCTGGTAATTGATCAGAAATAGATTCTATATTAGTCTCATCAACTTTTTTAGTTGGTTCAACACCTTCTTCTTTATATTTTTCTTGTAATGCTAGTCTAGTCTTCGGGACTTCCGTTGAAGTCGACTGAGACGACGTTGTCTCTGTTTGGTTGCTCATCTTCTTTTGGCTCCTTATCTTGTAGCAGGTTAGAGATTTCCTGTAGTGTTAATTGTATGGCATGTGCCTGCCCTAATAAATACTTGTATTTCTCCATATTGTCAACACCACCACTCATCATAGTGTCGCCAATTTGTTGAAGACTATCTCTTAGTCTTCTTTGTGTTTTATAGATTATGGTTATTGGATCATCTGACATTAACAATTCCATTTTCTAAGACTTTTATTAATCCTAGAATTGGGATCATTAGCAGTTTTTGCTGATGTAAGTCTCTTCTTCATTCCACTCATTCTAGCGCAGAAACTTTTTCTGCGATTTGCAGCCTTAGAACCTTTCTTTAATTTAGAAGGTTTGGTTGTAACAGCCATAGAAAGTTTAGAACCAGG